GCCAAGTTCTTCGGTAATTTTGCCCATGGCTGAATGCGGTTCGACAATTGGGAGATTTAGGTAACTACGAAAACTATTACCACCTGAGCGAGGGATCTTAAACTCTGCTCCAAGGATTTGCATGAAAAATTTGATCACAACGAAATTCTGTGATCCGGTGGCTGCTTTGAGTTGGTTATGAACAACGACATACAATTGTCCCAATGAGTCTCCTTCGACAAGATCGAGGAAACCCTTGAAGTAATTGAAGTCTATGTCAAGTTGCGCATTGCCACCTTGAGATGGATCGAGTAAAACATGGGGAAAGGACCAAAGATTAGCACGTGTCAATCGGGGTGGGTTTGCATTTGCCAATTTCGTCTGCGACGGCACAAAAACGACCATAAGTCGTCCCTGATGAAAGCGCGAAGCAGCGATTGAGAAATACAAACTAATTTTCTCACAACGGAAATAGTTAAAGCGCGTGAAAGGAACTGAAACTATATCCTGTCGGAGAAGATCCGTTATGACATCGTACGTGGCTAAGATCGCAAGGGATGAGTCTGTGAGATTCCAATTAATCGTGTCAACTAGATTCTGCCTACTGAGCATAGTGTCGAGGGTCCAAGGTCGTTCAGATAAGTGAGACGTCGCACGCTTATGAACAGTCAAGGTATCTTGATGTTCTCGCGTAACGACATCGGGCTTTCTCTGCTCGACAAGGGTAACACCCTCTCCAGGTTTGTTCATGTGAGTAACTTCATCTAGTGACGATGAGATTGTTTTGCTTGTTTCAGGAATTGTGGACATGTTAAAAGTTCAACGGCTTTACCGGTGCTACGATTTGAGGAGCGGTAATAGGCGTTGGGTCTTCTAGACATCTAAGTTTAATTAGAAGTTTGGGGTCGTAAGTTGGGGGATGGCGAGTGAATCCAAAATCGTTGGACCAAGGAATCACCTGTCCATACTCAAGAAATTCATTCACAAGTTCGCCATATGTGAGCAAATTATACGCTGGTCGTAACTTGAGTATGTCGCAACGAAGTTTGTTGAAGAACTCTTCTCCATGAAAGAAAGCGTCCCTCAAACTGCAGTTGCAATTATCGTTGCAAGCTTGTTCAGGAGTTGAGCACCTACGAATCCAGTTAATGGTCTCAAAAATGACCTTCTTGTCGAGCTGTGCGACATAAAAGCCAAATTGACGACCAATATCATTCTTAAGAAAACTGGTTTCAAGGATAGATTTGAAAGGTATCATC